CCGGCGTGCTCGTCGGCCTTCTGGTCGAAGTACAGGTTGAGCTTGGTGCCCTCGGCCACCAGGCGCTGCAGATACTCCTGGCTGAACTCGACTTCTCGGCCGCGGTACTGGATGACCTCGCCGACGGGGGCGAGCTTGACCCACGAGCGGTTGCGCCGCCCGCTGTTCGGGTCCATTGAGAATCTGAGGCGGTACTCGAGCGCTTTAAGCATCGTCGTCCTTGGGCTTCCGTCGGTATTCAGTGTCGTCGCCGGCGAGAACCACCAGCGCCTGCAGGTACGAGCTCGGCTCGACCGCGATCGGCTCATTCGAAAACGCGCCCAGCCCGCTCTCTACCTTCGAGCCGCCGTTGTTGAGCTCCTCGAGGATGTCCTCGTATCCCGACTCCGCCGGCAGGATGCCGTTCATCAGACACAGGCATGTGTCGGCAGGGCCCTCGTGCTTGTAGTACGGCGGCTTATCGCGCTCGTAAGCGGCCGAGTTCAGGAAGTAGCGCCGGCCGTCATTGTCCATGCACGGCTCACAGCTGCGGTCCTTCTCCATGATGCTCGAGAACTCCATCACAACGCGGGTGTCGTCGAAGCCTCGCGCCTCAGCCTCGGCCTGAATGCGCTTGATGGTCTCTTCACGCCCGTAGTTGAACGTGCGCATCGTGTAGTTTCGCGCGTGCTTCGCGTACGCCGACTCGGTCGGGATTTGCGGCTTCTTGCGCTCCGGAGCGAGCGGGTCGAGCTCGTTGACCGCGTTGTTCTCGAGGTACGCGGCCGTGACGTTGAAGCTGTGCCGAGCGATTCGCGACGCCTGGCCGTCGATGTGGCGGTGAAACTGGTCGCTGAGGCGCTTGAGGTTGTACTTCTTCGCAGCCGTGGCCACGTCCTTCGGGACGTTCGGCAGCGCCAGTTGCCCTTGTTTGGTCGCCAGGGCGCCGAGATCGCGAATTTGCGAGGCTGAGCCCTTGATAGCCAGGCGGTTTAGGCCGTACACGATCGCCTGCTTGTACTCGCGCAAGTACTTTCGCTCCATGCGCTGCGCGATGGACTCGAGCCTGCCAAAGTCGCTCACCCCGGCGGTCAACTGCACGTACTCGTCACGGTGCCGGCGCGCGATCTTGGCGACCTCTTTGCCGATCTCCGTGTTCGACTCCATCACCCACTTGCTCAGCTTCTCCGGGTCGTAGCTCGCCAGCTGCAGCTCCGCCGGCCGCGGCTTCCAGTGCCCCAGGCGAATCGCCAGCTCTGCGATCGTCTCCGGGATCGGCTCGTGATAGTGGCAATGCGACGCCTCGATCTCGGCCGCGTCGTTCTCCTGGTCGTCTTCGTGTTCGTCGTCGCTCTCGACTGCCGGCTCCTGAACCGGCTCCTGGTCGTCTTCATCGTCCTGGTCTTCGTCACCATCGTCGTGCTGTGTGTCCGACTCCGGTAGCGGCGCCAGATCGAGCTCGTCGCGTATCTGGCTCTCGTCGTCGTGCGTCCACGTGAGCATGCCCGCCTCCTTCAACAGAGCGAGGTGCTCGTAGCGCTTCGGGTCCTTCGCCTCGCTCTGCAGGCGGAACGACAGCCGCGGGTACAGCCCGGGAGCGACGGGGCCTCCGAGGCCGTTGTCCACCAGGCGAGGAATCAGGTGCTCATTGATCCACTTGCAAACCACCTGGCCGAAGTAGCGCGTGCGCCGAATCTTCTCGGCCGCGTCCTTGATCTCGGCGAGGTTGTAGGTGCCCGTGCTGCCCAAGCCGACGAGCGAACCGGTCGACTGCAGGGCCAGGCTGATTTGCTCGTCGCAGTAGCGTCGAAGGCTCTCGAAGTCCGGGAGTTTCCCCTCCGGAGAGAGCCACTGGACGCCGTAGCCTTCGCCGATCTTGATGATCGGCACGTCCTTGCCCGCGCTACCCTTGAGGACCTCGACGACCTTGTCGGCCTGGGCCCTGTCCTCAAAAGGACCGTCTGGCGTGACGAAAATATAGCCCGCACCGTGCGACTCGTCGGCCGAGACCTCGATCTGGGTGATGAGCTGCTTTGTCTCGACCCAGCGCACCAGCGAGCGCAGCTTCGCCTGCCCCTCGACGTCCAGCCCCACGCCCGTCGAATAGAGCAAGAGGTCATCGGCCGGGATCGTCACATCCTCGTTGCCGGTGTAGCTCATCTCCGTGCCGACCCAGCGGCGGCCGTCCTCGGAAAAGAGCCACTTTTTGACCCGGTTGGGCATGCGCGGCTGGAGCTCCTCGAGGCCGCCATCTGGCGAGTCGATGATCTCCCACAGCATGAACCCGAACACCTTGTCGCCCAAGTTCCACGCCTTCAGGACGTCGTCCCAGTGCGACTCGCGATCGAGCAGCTCGTGCTTTATCCACGCCGCGTAGAGCTCGGCCCTATCGGAGAGCTCGTCAGGTGTGTCCTCGTGAGGCTCGACGGTCCAGGTGCCCGAGACCAGGCCTTCATAGCCCGCTTCCACCGTCGAGCTGACGAGCGGGTCGCTGACGTACGTTTGCCAGTAGATCCCCGGCGACCCCTGCAGGCCGCGCGCCTGATAGTTGAACTCCTGCGTCTTGTCCTTGTTGCTCGGCAGGCCGGCAACGTAGTCGATGTTCGGAAAGCCCAGCACCTCCGTGCCGAGCACGAGCTCCTCGTCGTCCTCGCCCACAACCGTACAACCGACCGCGAGCTCGAGCGCGTCACGCTCGACCAGGTCGTCCCAGCTCAACGTCAGCGTCTCCCATGCCTCCTCTTCAGGCGTGTAGGAGTCCTCGAGCTCGTCGGACTGCATCGCGACGTCGTACTTCGCGTACAGGTCGCTCTTGCTGAGCTGTATGGTGTGAACTTCGGTCATGGTTACCATTCGCCCATCGAAGAGCTTCGCGTCGGAAGTGAGCCCACCTTGGCAGGCGGCTCACGGCGTCGGTTGTCGTGTCGCGCCTGCTCGGCCATGCTCCAGGCCAAAAGCGACGCGAAGAACGCATCTGCGTGTCCGTCCGCGTCGCTGGTCGCTGTGTAGCGCGCGTTGCGGTTGGACGTGGTTGTCTTTTGGATTTTGGCGAACGCCGAGCGCATCCTCGGGTCGTTCGGAATCTTGAACTTGCCCGTCTCCATCGCGTGCTTGAGCGACGGGATCGTGGCGTGAATCTCCTTCCAGGCGCCGGAGCCGATCGCCCTGATAAGCTTACGGCCGTATACGCGCTGCAGCCGTTGGGCGAAGTCCGTACCCTCACCCACGGCATCGACGCCGACTCGTCCAAATGGCGCGTCGCTCAGGTGCTTCTTCGCTACCTTGAGCTGCTCGCGATACTCCATCGACTCGCCGACCGGCTTGATCGTCTCGTAGAAGTCGACCCACTGCAGGCTCTCGTTGTCCCTGACGGCCGACAGCACCGAGCCGTCGTTCTTGCTCGCCAGGTCGATGCCGCCGAACAGCGCGCCATCGTCCGGCACCTCGCCAGGGCTGTACTGTGAGCGCCTGATGAGGTCGTACGAGAAATACTGGTTGATGTCCGAGAGGAACTCGCAACAGAACTCTTGGCGCCAGATGTCGCTGGCATAGCGCCGCTGCATCTCCGCCGGGTCCACCGGGAAGCCCTCTTTGGCCGCCTGGTAAATGTCGATCTTGTGCCGGCTCCACGCGTCGTAGATGCCCTCCTGGTTGCTCCAGATTTCCCAGAAGACGCCAGAAGCGCCGAACGGGGTAGAGACCAAGATCACGCGCAAGTTCGGGTTGCTCTCGGCCGCCGGCGAGACTGCGCGCCAGACGTCGCGGTCGTGCTGGTAGACCGCGAACTCGTCCAGGATAATGGTGCCGCTTCTCGAGCGCACCGACTTCGCAGCCTTTGCGATGATGCGCGAGCCGTTCGTGAACTCGATGCTGGCGACGAGCTCGCGCTCGAGCGGGATGTGTAGCCCCGCTCGCCGAAGCACCGTAATCCACTTCTTAGCCCGCCGTATGAGCTCCTTAGCGTTGTCGAGCGACGTCGAGCACAGGTAAACGTCGTGATGCGCCGTGTCCCGTGCGGTCAGAATCGCCAGCAGCACAATGCACTCGGAGAGCCCAATCTGGCGGCTCTTCAGCACGATGAGGAACCGCGACGGGTCCGACAAAAACCGGTGCTGGTAAGGCCTGAGAAACTGGCCCAGTATTTTGCGGATGGCTGCGTTCATTCATCGCCAACTCTCACGCGAGCAGCTCGAGCCGACACCTGAGCCCGTACTTGCCCGCCAGGGCCTCGACCAGACGCTGCAGGCTCTGAACGACCTGCCCGCCGCGGCCGACAAGCTTCGGTGCGTCCGTCGGGTGGCAACGCACCTCGATCAGGTGCGTCGACGACGTCGAGCGCCTGGACACGTGCATCTGCGTCACCTGGTCAACGAGCAGCTCGACGAGCAGCTCGACCGCCGTCCGGATGAGCTCGGCCGCGAGGTCCTCGGCGAGGCCGCTGTCGGCGTTGCGCTCTACCAGGTTGATCAGGTGTTCAGTATCCATCGTCTCCGTCCGGGCATTTCCATTGCACGCCTAGCAGGGCGGCGATCTCAGATGCGCTCGCCTCGTCGACCGAGTGCTCGACACGGTCGATGAACGCACCGTGCACGCGCAGGAAGGTCTTGAGCGCATCCTTCGCGTCGTGAAGCCAGAGCTGCACGCGTTGCTCCACGATCGCGCCGTCTTCGTCCTCCTGGCGTGTCGTGTCGACAGTGAGCCTTTTTATCAGGTGCATGTGCTCACGCGCCTCGGCCGTCGTCAGGTCAAACACGACGTTGCTGCCATCCACTCGAAGAAAGTGGACGATGCTGCCCCGGCCGATACCGGCCAGACGAGCCAAGGACTCGGTATAGCCCATGCCGTGGCGCTCCATGCGCGCGACAATGGGATCCCAGATGTGAGGTTTTGTGAGGTTTTCGTAGCCCTGCGACCGCAAACTCTCGTACGTGCCAGTGTAACCGGCGCGCTCAGCAGCTCGCGTCGCGTTGAAGTCGACCAGGTACTCTTTGACGAACTTGCGTTGCTTGCCCGTCAGCGCCTCGAGGTCCTCATCGATTTCGCCGCCGGCGTCGGCCTGGTCGGCGTGGTGGTGGCAGTACCCAGGCTCTTTGAGCGGCACCTGGCACGGCTCATCGTCCTTGCGTTTTCCCTGGCATGTGTGGCCCATGGGTCTGTTGGGTCAGAAGTAAGCGCCCTACGACGTCAAACGGCCGGGCCAGCCGTGTCCCGCTCACCTGTGCAAAGGAGGTGACTCCGTCGTCGCTCGGAGATTGGGAGGGCCTTGCGACCCCCTCACCTTGACGTGTGTCGCGCGCGCGCGCGAGGAAGCCCTGTTTTCGGGGTGAAAATCGGCGTCTGAGTGGCTTCTGAGGGGATGGGACACTTTTGCGAGGTGTAGACTTAAAAGTCTACACCCCCGCTCAAATTCTTGAGGCTCGCTAGGCGCGCCTGCAGCTCGCTGATTCGCTCCTCGAGGGAGCCCACTCCGAACTCGCGGGCGAGCTGCGCCTCGCGGTAGAGCTCACGAGCTCCAGGCGAGGGCACACCGCCGGCGAACTCCACGCGGCGAGCTGCCTCCCTCGAGCCCAGCTCCTCTTCAAGCCGCAAGCGCACGTACTGGCATTTCTTCGAGCTCATGCCTCAAATCCTGCTTTAGCAGACCCCCGATCGCCAGCGCCTCCTCGAGCCACGCGTCGATCTGGCGCACGATACGCGCCGCGTGTGTGCTCGAGACCGCTCGGCCTCGCAGCCCGCACCCCTCCACCTGGACCTCGACCCAGACGCGCCAGTTGCGCGCGGCCGCGTCGCCGGCCTCGGCTCGCGTGCGCTCCTTTGCGGTCTGAATCGCGGCCTCGACGTTGAGCAGGTCGTGCACGCGTTCGTAATACGGGTTTTCCGGGAGAGGTTGTGTTTGGACGTGCATCCCCAACATCCCCAAACGCTCGTAGTCGAGCGCTGGACAGCCCTCGAGCTTCGCGCTCATGCGGAGATAGCAGCCAATGGCGTCTGACGCAGACGCGTACCGATCTGGCCCACGGTAGGACCGCTCGTACTCGTACGCATCTGTCGAGTACGTAAGTGTGTTGTTTAAAACTGTCATGGATAGTGCGCTCGTCCATTCGGTGCGGGACGCTGAACAGATTAGCAGATCCGGCCGGATCGTCCAATGTCAGCGGGGTGCAGCGGCAAGAGCGCGAGCCTCTATGCCCAGCTCGCTCTGAGCGATCATCATCAGCCACCGAAAGGCGTCCAAACGTGAGTTGACGTAGTTGCCAGCCGTGTCGTCACCGGCCCCGCGAAACTCCCGAATGTCGTGCGCGCTGACGTTCAATGCGTCTGCAAGGTCACCGACTTTATCGAGCGGAATAGGCGTCTTACCCGTCTCCCATCTCGAAATAGTTGCGCCAGTGACGCCACACAGCTCCGCCAGGTCGCCCTGAGTGAGCCCCGCCTTCTTTCTCATGTGTCGAATTGTATCCGCTACCATACAGCACCCCTGATTTAGTTACTGCTCAATTCTCACACTTACCAGTAATACGCGCAAATTTTCATCATCTTTTGAAAATTCTGTTTGCATCTGTGTAAATTTAGTATATGTTCGTAACAGGTTAAACGGTTACAGTTACGCAAGGCGCGAAAATGCAAAAGCTCGCGACAGTAAAAGAGGTCGCTGACCTTCTCCAGGTCTCCGAAAGCTGGGTCTACACCCGCGTTCGAAAAGGAGAGATCCCCTACAAAAAGCTCGCCGGAGCGATTCGCTTCGACTGGAGCGAGATCGAGGCCTGGCTGGACGATAGCTCTCAGCGCGACGGCGAGGACCGCCCGAGCGCATAAAAAAACGCGCCGACTGCTTGGAACAGCCGGCGCGCTCTCAACCCCTGACTACGGAGATGGACCGTGCATAGAGACGTAGCGCAACCCGCTCGCCCACGCAACACGAACAAGCCGCCCCGGCCGCGTACATGCCACGACGAGCTCGAGGAACTCGGCGCCCTGGCGGCCGACGTCGTGCATGCGACGAGCCGCGCCAGACCAAGCGGCATGTACTCGCTGGACGTGTGCGGCATTGACCGCGCGTTCGTGCGCTGGGCTCAGGGAGAGTGCAGCGAACTCGTGTGCAGCATCGCGATCGCCCAGGAGCAAGCGCTCTTCCTCGAGGACGTCGCCGATTGCCACGAGGAGCTCATGGACGCGTTCGGGTTCATCGGCTGGGACGTGCACACGGTCGACGGCCTGATCGCGCCGACGTGCCCCGAGTGCGACGGCGCCGGCGGCCACTGGCACAACGTCACGTTTCCAAGCACGTCTCACGTCGGCTTCGTCAAATGCGTCGTCTGCTACGGACAGGGCGGCCTCTCGTGATCGCGACTCCCTATTTGTTGATTCAGGTAATGATGGCTGAACAGGAAGTACTCGAATTCAAGCCCTATGTTTGGTTGCGCGCCATCAACCGCAGCGACCTGCCCAAGAACGCGCGAGACGTCCTCCGGATGCTCGCCGTGGAGATGAAGCCAGGTGAGCCCTCCGTAAAGCTCACGTACAAAGAGCAGCTGGAGTTCCTCGGTTCAAGTGATGGCACCTCGCTCAAGAAGGCTCACGATGCCGCTGTCGAGGGCGGTTATCTCGAGATCTCAAAACCCCCGGGAGGCAACGTCTACACCGCTCGTTTCGGAGCAAAACGCACTCTGGAAACCAGAGCGTCGCACTCTGGAAACCAGAGTGGTGGCACTCTGGAAACCAGAGCGTCGCACTCTGGAAACCAGAGTGGTGGCACTCTGGAAACCAGAGCGTCGCACTCTGGAAACCAGAGTCCTACCTCTTATAAGAGAGACTTTAGAGTCTTAAGAGACGACGTCGACTGCGCGAGCGAGCGCGAGGCTGACAAACTCACAGACACAGAACGGCACATCTTCGACCTGCTGAAGTACTACGATCGAGAGATCTCCAAGCAGGAAGCCCGAGAGCTCGCCGCCGCCGTCGGCCGCTACCAGGACGAGCCCGCCAAGTACATCGAATCGCGCTTCGACGATGGCATTCTGGCTCGCATTCACACCACCAAGCTGTTGCTCGAGGCATTGGTCGGCGACTCGCAGATCTCGGCGACTCGCAGATCTCGCGTTCCGAGCGTCGAAGCGGCGCCGGCCGAGGCTTCGTGTGTCGGCCGAGCTGCAGACGACGAGCCTGACCCACCCACCGACGAGCCAGAAGCGCCCGACGACTACGAGCACCCCACGGCATGGGTCGAGGCGCTCGAACAGCTCAGCGAGATTGTCAGCGGCAAACTGTTCGCGTCGAGCTTCGAGCCGCTTCGGGTCGAGATCGCCGGCGACGCCCTGGTGGTTTGGTGCACCGACGAGCTCAACAAGGCCCTGATCGAGAAGTACGTCGACCTGATCGAAGACGCGGTTGAGGTCGTCGACGACGTCGACCTTCGCGTCGGGAGGCCTCAGTGACCGACCACCACAAAACCACCGTGGTCAGCATGCGCACCGACGACGAGTACGACATGCGCGTTGACCGACGCTCGCCCTGGGGAA